GGTGCTCTGCCGGCGCCTGCGCCGCCTGCTGAATATGTGCCTCCCCCACCACCACCGGCATAAGTCACAGATGAACCTGAAATATTTGATGCTGATCCAGCTCCGCCGACCCCGCCTACTGGGCTAACCCTATAGTCGCTGGAGTTGCCATCTCCACCTACTGCGCTTGCACCACCACCTCCGCCACCAGTGTCAGAAGTTCTATTTCCTGAGCCGCCAGTGTTGCCTTGACTTGGGCTGGTACTAGGTGTATTACCTGCTGCGCCACTTAAATTTACATACGATCCACCACCACCAGAGCCACCGGTTAACGCAGCGCCAGAAGTTGCACCAGCACCGCCGCCACCACCGGTTGAAGTTATTGATGAAAAAACAGAATTTGATCCGCTAGTTCCGCGGGATCCAGCATCTCCGGCTGATCCTGGGCCGCCTGCGCCTCCGTCACCGATTGTGACTGTAATTGGTGTGCTGGCAGCCACTGCAAATCCTGACGCTGTTCTATATCCGCCTGCACCGCCACCGCCACCACCATTGTAGTTTGCAACTGAACCACCACCACCGCCTCCGCCAGCAACCACCAGGTATTCAACTGTGGAGGGAGGAGAAGAAGCGGCAGAGGGAATAAATGCCCACCCAGGTCCCATGCTCCAACCCGATCCTATACTGAAGGGCATGTGTTATCCAATCACAAAGGTAATTGGCTGAGAACCATCAACATAGTTGACCAATTCCAACAGCTTGGCATCCATCTGTGCCTGGGCTTCGGTTTTCATGGCAGTGCCGTTTAGGCTGCCGCCACCTTGCGGTCCGGCAATAGTGCCAAATTTTTCACGGGCTTCTCCTATGATCATCTTGCACACAGCCACCATGTAATCACGGATCCATTGCTGTATTTGAAAATCACTCAAGAGATTGATTTCGGGCTTGAGTTGGTAGCACCAGATCAGCACATTCTCACCGGTGTTTTTGGGATCGCGGATCAGTTGCAGTTTTTTGTTCACAGGATTCCAGGTGTAGTTCATGAATCCACCAAACATCTTGGCTGCCAGTTCCACGTATTGGCTGTAGAAATCGTAGGTGGCCAAGCCTCCTGCCACATTGAAATTCATCAGATACACATTGATCGACGCTTGTGCAAACGGATCAAAGTTTGATGCAAACGGCCCTGTGGCATCACCAAATGTACGGCGGAATATCTGTCGTACACTTTGCACTTCCTGCGGCAGTGTGTAGATGTTGAGATCTCGTATCAACTCCATGAAGATGTAGGCTTCTTCATATGCAGCATTGGCACGTTGCCGATACACACCTAAGGTTCGCTGATATGCTGCTTCGTAGTGTTCAGGATCCAACTCAAGATCAATGATCTGCCCACCTAGCATCAGGCGGCAGTATTCGATTAAATCTTGTTTGAGTTGTGGTAGTGTTTGTTCAGACATAAAGGGAACTCCGTTCCCCTTTATTTACCAGCTTTTGAGCACTAGCAAATTCTCATTGCTTCGACCATTGAACTGAGTTTCAGTTGTGGTCAGGTCTTTGAAGATCTTTCTAGCAGCTGGTTTGCCAGCGGCTTGTAATGCTTTCAAAGTTTCTGCAGGCTTACGCAGGGTTTTTTGCTGTGTCTCACTCACAGAAAATCCAATGATTGAACTGCTTTTGATAGTAAAACTACCTGTATGGCTGTCTGCTACCACATGGATCAGTTTGCGTTTCTTGGTGTCATACAACCAGGCTTCGCTCTTGTCCACCAGGGCTGCTGCTGACAATCCTTTCAGCTTGAGTTCAGCAAAATCCACACAGTGTTTGAACTTGGCTGCTTTTTTCTCTGGGCTTATGAGTTTGACCTTGCGTGGCTTGCGTTCCACTTTCTTGATCTGCACATAAGCGCCGCAATCTGAAATCACCGACTCGCAGAACTTCACAATATTACGCAGTTGCACCTTGGACAGGTGTGAATAACCTTCAACCAGCTGTGCATCTTTGCCAGCTACTACTTTTTCAAAGTGTGCCAGTCTAGTTTTCCAAATGTCTGCAATGTGATATACCATTTGCGGTGCCACGTTCATGCCACGTATTTGTGCAATGGGTTTCCAATCTGCTGACATCTTGCAACCTGCTGTGACAAAATCATCCAGCATGCCTTCCAATTCGCCTGCACATTCTTTCATCTTTTCACGTAGACGATCTTGTATGTTGGGTTTTGACACTGCATCAACTTCTACCACTTCAGCAGCCGCTTGATCTTTGATTGCCAGCAAGTCCGCAATGAGATTGTCCAGTTTGATCTGTTCTTGTTCAGTCAACTCCAGGCCCATCATGGTCATACGACACAGCCAACCTGTGGTTAGTCTAATTTGACTGTCAGTCAACGAACGTATTTGTTTGGCATCTTTTGTTCGTTTGTGCATTTCCAAATAGGTCACGATCATTTCTTTGGCTTCTTTTTTGCCGTAAAAATAATTGTACCAACCAAACGCATTGCTCATGGCACTGATTCTGTTGCGATCTTGTTCGGGCTGCACACGCCATTCGGGTTCGTGTCCCACGTATTTGGTATCCGGGCTACGCGGATTCATTGACTTGATAGCAGTTTTTGCAGTCACTGGCATGGGTTTTCCTTTGGTGATTGTCATGTTGTAATTATAGCTGAAACAGAATTTCCAGTCAACCTGCCCATAAATAACACACTATGCCTAAACTTTCCATGTTCCGCCCCAATCGAACCAGGGATTATCAATTCCTGGACCGTACAATTTCAGAAATGTACACAGTGGGCGGCCTGGATCTTTACTGCCACAAATACCTAGGTCCCGAAACCGGAGGCGCCGATTCGGCATTTTCGGGCAATGCAGATGCCACTCAACCAGTTTATGAAACTCAAAGCCCCTTGAACATACAGGATCTGTTGCTGTTGGAAAACCGTGATAGACAATATGATCCGGATGTGTACACCATGCGCGGTGTGTACAATACCCAAGATATTGACTTTGATCTTACACAGTTTGGCCTGTTCCTAAACAACGATACCCTGTTCATCACATGTCATTACAATGACATGATTGAGGCATTCGGACGCAAGTTGATGAATGGTGATGTGCTGGAAGTGCCCAATCTCAAAGATTTTCATCCGTTGAATGCAAACTTGCCTACTGCATTTAGCAAGTACTATGTCATCCAAGATGCAGCCTATGCCAGCGAAGGATTCAGTGTGACCTGGTTGCCACACCTGTGGCGAGTCAAAGCCACACCACTCACAGATGCACAAGAATTCAACACCATTACCAATCAACCATTTGTGAGCCAACAGATCTGGGACAACGGCAATTTCTATCCCACAGGCAGCATCGTGAACTATGGTGATTCTTATTATCAGGCCCAGGTCAATACACCAGCTGGCACTGATATTGCCAACACTGCATATTGGCAACCATACACTCCGCCCACCATATCTGACAGTCAAGGTACCAGAGTCAAGGACACGCAGATCAACAATGCCATCCTCACGCAGGCCGATGTTGAAGTGCCGTTGAGTGGATATGATGTGACCAAATTCTATGTGCTACCTACAGAGAATTCACGACCAGGCAATCCAACCACATTGACTGCTGGTGGCAATACCACAGTTGATGGCACACAAAGTGGCATGGACGTCACTCCCAAAGGACCTGGTTACACAGTGGGCTATCTCACCGGGCAAGGTGTTGCGCCCAATGGATTACCTGTCACACCTGGAGTGAGCTTTCCTCTTAATCCAGTACAGGGAGATTTTGCATTGAGACTAGATTATCAACCCAATAGATTGTTCCGTTACGATGGCCGACGCTGGATCAAGATTGAAGATAGTGTTCGTACCAATCTCAACAATGGTGTGACCAACGATACTTTACGCAGCACCTTTGTCAACAATACATACACAGTAGCTACCACAGACATGGGCAACATACCCAGTCGCCAGAGTCTCAGTGAGATACTCAAACCCCAAGCAGACAACGGTGATCAGAGTGGTAATTTACCACCAAATCCATTTCCAAAAACACGACCAGGACAAAAGTCCAGCTAACACATGCAACAATTTTTTTACGACGCTCAGATACGCAGGTTCTTGCTGCAATTTACCAGGATAGTATCCAACTTCCAGGTTGAGTACGGACGTGATGGAGAACAAGCTGCACTGCTGCGGGTGCCTGTGCGCTATGGTGATGCCAGTAGAAATGCACAGACTATCCTACAGGAAAATTCCGCAGGCAGCATGCCCAGCACTCCGCTGATGACTTTTTATGTGTCAGCACTCACTTATGATCGCCCCAGGATGCAGGAACCTTATCATGTGAACACTGTGAGTGTGCGCCAGCGCACCTATGACAGTGCCACAGACACTTACGAAACCACACAGGGCAATGCATTCACTATCGAACGTCTGATGCCTGTGCCGTATAGATTGGGTATTACACTAGACATCTGGACCAGCAACACCAATCAGAAATTCCAACTGTTGGAACAGATCTTGACCTTGTTCAATCCCAGTTTAGAGATACAGAGCACCGACAACTATCTTGATTGGACCAGTCTCAGTGTAGTAGAGTTGGATGATTGTGTATGGACGTCAAGAACAATTCCGCAAGGCACAGAAAATCCCATTGACATAGCCACATTAAAATTTGGCCTGCCAATCTGGATCAGCTCGCCGGCCAAGGTCAAGAAACTGGGTGTGGTTGAGCGTGTGATCGCCAGCATGTACGATGCACAAGGCGATCTAAACAATGCAGTCAATCAAAGTGATCTGCTGTTGGGCACTAGACAAGTTATCACTCCGTACAACTGGGCTGTGGTGTTGATCAATAACAAACTGCAATGTTTGCAACAGCAAG